GGAAGCTACTAAAAAAATATTATAAATGCCTTATTACTTGCGACTTCCACCGCTTGTAGTAGGGCATTAACTTTTTAACAAAATGGCAGAAAATAAAAAATCATTTGTTTTATATACAGATAGTCAAGGTTTAGTTAATCAATTACCAGATGATGTAGCAGGTAGATTGTTTAAACATATTTACGCTTATGTAAATGATGAACAACCTATTACAGAAGAATTACTTTTAAATATTGCTTTTGAACCAATTAAAATGCAATTAAAACGTGATTTAACAAAGTGGAAAACACAATTAGAACAACGTAAACAAGCAGGTTTAAAGAGTGCTGAAGTTCGTAAACGAAATGCAACGAAAATCAACGAGCGTTCAATTTCGTCTACTGATAATGTAAATGTTAATGTAAATGTAAATGATATAAATAAAGATAGTAAGGCGAATTTAGAAATTCGCTCACTCGCTTTTAAAAATTCATTAATACCTTTTAAAAACAAATATCAAATTGATTTACTAAAAAACTTTTTTGAATATTGGACTGAACCAAACCCATCAAAAACTAAAATGCGTTTTGAATTAGAACGTACTTGGAGTATAGAACGTAGATTAACTAATTGGGCAAGTAGACAAAAAGACTTTAATAAACAAACTATTAAACAAGATAGATTATGAGTTGGACTGAACAAAACGCATTTAAACGCATTTACAACGTATTTAAACGAAATAAAAACAATATCTATAGCGAAGATATAGAAGCATTAAAACTATTGAATACAGCGTTAGAAAATAAAAACAAACAATTTGTAACTCAAAATTTATTATATGCTAAATTATTAGCAATACAATTAAACCAAAACTTAATGTATTACGGAAGTATTGAACAAGCTATAAAAAAAATTAAAGATGATTTATCTTTGTCATTAAATTACAACTTAATATATTTACAAAAAAATTTAAACAATACAGAATTAACAAATTATTTTAACTCAATTGGTGTTAATACTTCAAACCCAAATTTATTAACAGATGAGCAAAAGCAAAATGATAAAAATATAATTTCAGAAAACCAAAAAGAAATTATAGAACAATTAAAAAAGAATTGGGATTTTGAATTAGTAGAAAAAAGTTTTGTAAAAACTGCAAACGAATTATTAAAAGATATAAACTATTATGAGTGATATAAATTTTGACGAATTAATTAAAGGTAGTGCAGAACCAATAATTGACTTTAAAAAAATACTTAAAGAAAGTTTAATAGACCCTGCAGAAGAAATAAAACAGCAACCGATTGCGTTAAGCATAGGAGAAAGTAATTACAAAGGTGTTAGTTATCCAATACCATTTGGAAGTTATGGTGATTTCAGTTGCATAGTAGGTGCTTCTAAAAGTAGAAAAACATTTTTTAAATCTATGGTAGAAGCTGCTTATATTGGTGGGCGGTCTAATATTTATAACCCAAGTATTAAAGGGCATAACAACGAAAAAAAGTTTGTATTATCATTTGATACAGAGCAATCACATTTTCACGCACAAAGGGTACAACGTAGAGTATTAGAATTAATCGGTGGTAATTGTGATTATTATAAAACCTTTGGCTTACGTGGTTATACACCTAAAGAGCGTTTTGATTTTATTGATTGGGTAGTGTTTGAAAGCGAATTTAAAGATAATATAGGCTTAATGTCAATAGATGGTTTTGTAGATTTAGTAACCGATTTTAATAGTTTAGAACAAAGTACAGGTTTAACAGAAAAGTTACTTAATTGGACAGCAAAGGGTAAAATGCATTGCACAGGAATACTACATAAAAACTTTGGTACTGCAAAACCTGTAGGACACGTTGGAAGTAGCGTATTAAAAAAAGCAGAAACTGTAGTTTTTGTTGAAAAAGATGATGATGATGTAACTGTAGTTAAATGTGAGTACTCAAGAAACCAAGCATTTAAAGAAATTAAATTTAATGTAGATGATAACGATTGGCTACCTAAAGAAATTCAAGAATTTATTTAAAAACAAAAAATTATGACAGCTCAAGAAGCATACGATTATGAAATAGAAAATAACCCAGAATTAAAAAATAATTTTGGTTGTTTTATTATTATTTTTATATTAATTTTAATTATAGTATTTTATGAAAACAGTAAATAGTATAAGCGGTGGTAAAACTTCTGCATACATAGCAAAACATTTCCCAGCAGATATAAATATTTTTTCATTAGTTAGGATTGATGATAAAGATAATCTTTGGATGAAAGGTAAAGACGAAAAAACAAGGCAATTAATTTCTGATAAGTTAGGGGTTGAATTTATAGGTACTGCTGAAATGGATGAAATAATATACACTATTTTAGATTTAGAACAGCATATAGGTACTAACATAACTTGGATAACAGGTAAAAGTTTTGAAGAAGTAATTAAACAAAACTACAATTATTTGCCTAACAAAATGACAAGGTACTGCACTGTAGAAATGAAACTAAAACCTATATTTAATTGGTTAAGACAAAATACAGAATTACCTGTTGAAATGCGAATAGGTTTTAGACCAAACGAATTAGCAAGAGCTGAAGGAGTTTTAAAACGTGCTGATGAAAATGGTTTAGAATTATTTGATGCTGTTATAGGTAAAGCAGGTACCAGAAATAAATGGGGAAAAGTACCTTACAGATATTGTAAATTTCCTTTAATTGAAAATAATATAAATAAAGATACAATTTATAATTATTGGGCAGATAAAAATGTTAGATTTGCATATAGAAATAATTGTGTTGGTTGTGTAAATAGACAACCATTAATGATTTCACATATGGCAAGTAAAGATTTAGATAAAATTAAATGGTTTGAAAAACAAGAATTAGAAACAGGAAATAGATTTTTATCAGATGTATCGTTTAGTCAAATATTAAAATACAATACTCAAGGTAATTTATTTACAGATAATGATTTTAATGAATGTGATAGCGGTTTTTGTGGAATTTAATTGAATAATGAATTACGAAATAATTAGCGAGGTTAAAAACGGAAGTTTAACACGTAACAGAAATTTAATTAAAGATGCAATAGCAACTTTTGAGGGAAAGCAAATTGTAATTAAAATAGAAAAGGCAAAGAAGAAAAGAAGTACGCAGCAAAACCGATTTTATTATGGTGTAATTATTCCAATAGTACAAAATTGTTTAAAAGAAGCTGGGCATATAATGACAAACGAAAGCACACACGATTTAATTAAACTAAAGTTTTTAAAAGAAGCACTATTTGTAAATGAAGAAACAGGCGAAGTAATAGAACGTATAAAATCAACTACAGAACTTTCAACAAGCCAATTTATGTATTTACTAGCAGAAATTAATAACTTTACATTTGAATACTTTGGTGTAAGTTTACCAAGTCCAAACGATGATTTAACTTTAAAATTATAATTATGAAAATTACAGAAAACATTACAATTACAAATGAAGATAATATGTTACTTATGGCTCGTTATCCTGACAAATATTTTGACTTAGCTATTGTAGACCCGCCTTATGGTATTGGAGCGGGTAGTAAAAAATTCATAAATAGAAATACTAAAAACTTAAAAGCGGAGAAGTTTTACAGGGATAATGATTGGGATGTAAAACCAAATAAAAAATACTTTGATGAATTAAAAAGAGTATCTAAAAACTATATTGTTTGGGGTGGGAATTATTTTATAGATAATTTAGAACCAAGTAGATGCTATATTGTATGGGATAAAAAGACAGGAGATAATAGCTATGCAGATTGCGAAATTGCTTTAACAAATATTGATGCAAATGCAAGGATTTATACTAAATTCTGGTTAGGAGCTCACGCAAATAACGGAACTGAAAGAATACACCCAACCGAAAAGCCTATAAATTTATATGGCTTTATATTAAAAAATTATGCCAAAGAGGGATTTAAAATACTTGACACGCATTTAGGTTCAGGTTCAATAGCAATAGCTTGCCACGATTACGGATTTGAATTGACTGCTTGTGAATTAGATAAAGAGTATTATGACAAAGCAATAGAGCGTATTATAAACCACACTAACCAGACAAAACTATTTTAATGCAAAAAATATATCAAAGAAAATGCGTAAGCTGTAAAGATAAATTCACACCGCAAAATAATACACAAATTTGCTGCAGTCCAAAATGTGCAATTGATTATATGAAAACAAAAAACGCAAATGCTTGGAAAAAAGAAAAGAAAGTACTTAAGGAAAAGTTAATGACAAAATCAGACTACTTAAATATTTGCCAAAAGGTTTTTAATACTTATATTCGCACAAGGGATAAAGATAAAAATTGTATAAGCTGCAATAAAAAGTTAATAGGTAAATACGATGCAGGGCATTTTTTTTCTGTAGGTGCTTATCCAAACTTACGATTTAATGAAAATAATGTGTTTGGGCAATGCGTTCACTGTAACAGAGATAAACACGGAAACGTAAAAGAATACGATTTAAGGCTCCAAAATATTTTAAGTAAAGATAGTTATGCCCAACTACTAAACGACAGAAACAAACCTGCTTTATTATCTATTGAAGATGTAAAAGAATTAATAGCAATATACAGATTAAAAACAAAAGAGCTTTTAAATGGCAAAGCGTAAAGAAATAGAAAGTTTACCAGATACAAGTAAACAATATTACGAGCTAATTAAACAAGGTTTTAAAGTTTACCCTGTTTACCATAAATACAAATGGTGGATAGAGTACGAATACAAAGGCGAAATAACAAGGTTTACAAAACCAATATCAGCAAACGAAATTAATTTAGCAATACACAAAACAATTATTCACTTACATAAAACAAATACAAATGACAATTAACGAAATAAAAGAAACTTTAGGAGTAGATTTAACTTTACAAAATAGAACCGTAGTAAATACAGTTTTAAAAGCATTATACGTAGAACAACAATATAAACAATTAAAGCATTTAAAACAAGCAGAAATATTACGTAGCGTAACAAATGATATTAATTGTAAACGCTCAAATATTTACAATTATTTTAAAAAAATGAAAACCTATAAAACAGATAAGGCTTCTAAACTAATTGTAAAAGCATATGTAAACAAAGATAAAGAGTACATAAAAAAATATTACGATTTAATACAGCAACAAAAAGACAGTTATAAACAACAATGGAGTTTTAAAAAATATTACGATGGTAAAGATTACGAACCAAAACAAAAAGTAAACATTCCAACAAGAACTAAAGTAAATAAGTTAATGAGTAATTTACAAGTAGCTGATTATTTAAAAGCAAACAAAGTATTAAAAAATACAAAGTTTTGGGATAAAATGTTATTAGATTATACTGCAGATGATTGGAATAACTTAAGAAATATAAATCCTGAAATGTTTGATAGTTATTTAAAATAAAAAAAAAGTAATAAAAAATTTTTTTATTAGAAAAGTATTTATATATTTGTCGAATAATTATTAACAACTAAAACAAAAATTATGAAAGCAGAATTAAAATTATCAGATGTATTATTAATTACAGTTTATTGGGTAGTGTTTTTTACAATATTATTTTTTATACTTTAACTTTAAAAACAAATAAGATATGAAAAAATTATTATTATTAGCATTTGCTATCGGTATGGTAGCGTGTTCACAAGATGAAGAAACAACACCTGCATTAGATTGTAATTGCGACAAGGTTGTAGAAGTAGCAACGTTTAATGTAATTGGAACACCACAAAATCCACAAATCACACTTCACTCTGTTTACACTACAATTAATGTATGTACTCAGATACAAAGACAAAAAACACATAACACTTATTATCAAAGCGAAGTGCCAGTTGTAGGTCAATGTAGATAATGTTAATAACTTTATACAAATATGTTACAATGATGTTTTAATAATATAAAATGTTTTTGTAATATTTGTGTAATGTTAGAAAAGTTATACAAACACCACAAGCAATTAATTGAATACGCAAAGATATTCGATAAAATAAACTACGAGGATATAGTGCAGGAAACTTATATTAAGCTGCACCTTTATTCAAGTGAGGATAAATGCTTTACAAACGGTAAGCTAAACAAAGGATATATTTTTATTGTAATACGTAGTGTTTATGTAACGCATTTTTATAATAAATTTACTATTGTAGATTTTGTAGATGAAGCAGTACAACCTGATTTTGATGAGGAATACGCAATAGAATGGCACAAGTTTAGAAGCAAATGCGAAGCCGAAGTTAATAGCTGGGATATGTACGATAAAAAACTATTTACCATTTATAGGGATAGTGATTTATCTATGCGTAAGTTAGCTAAAGAAACAGGTATAAGTTTTGTTTCTATATTCCATTCACTAAAAGGGCATAAGAAAAAGTTAAGGGAGTTATTTCAAGAAGATTATAATAATTTAAAATAGTATTATGAATTATGAAAATTTTATAAAATATATTTATGGTTTAATAGAATTTTACCATTACATAGATTTTAATTCATTAAGTAAATTTGAAATAAAAGATAAACCAATTAATAATGATGCTGAATTAATTTTTATGGTTTCAAATGCATTAAATAACGCAAGAAAAGGTAATTACAAAATAATAAAACAAGATAAATTATATTATAAAAAAATAATTAAACAATATGGCACGAACTAAAAAAGCAAAAGGGTTAGGAGATACAATAGAACAAATAACCACAGCTACAGGTATTAAAGCAGTAGTAGATAAAATAAGCGAAGTAACAGGTATACCTTGTGGGTGTGAGGATAGAAAAGAAACGCTTAACAAGTTATGGAGTTACAGAAGCACAGAAAACCAAACGCTAAACTGTTTGTCAGAAGATAGTATAACGTTTTTAAAAGACTTCTTACCAAACCAACCAGAGCAACTTACAATTAAACTACAAGAACGTTTAAAAGCTATTTACAAAGAAGTATTTAATATTAACTTTCAAAGTACAAGCTGCGGAAGTTGTTGGCGAGATATGATAAAAGAATTACAGCAAGTGTATACTGCATCTATTGTATAATGTTTAAACATAACTTTTAACTATGGGATTTGAAAAAGGAAATAAGTTAGGAAAAGGTAGACCAACTAAAGTAGATGAGCAAAAAGTAAATACTATTTTTGTAAACGCTTTAAAGGAATTATACAATACTGAAACAGATGACGAAGCAAAGAAAACATTTGTTAAAAATACTTTAATGGATAGCCAAAGAGGTCAGATATTTATTGCAGAGCATATATTTGGTAAACCAAAAGAAACAGTTGAAACTACGCATAACATAAACGACTTTAACATTAAGGATATATTTAAAATTGGTGATAAATCTTAATGAAAAATATAACTTACTCGGGGCAAATAGTAGGTACTTTGTAATTACAGGGGGTAGGGGAAGCGGTAAATCCTACTCCCTTAATTCGTTTTTACTACTTCTTACTTACGAAGTAGGCCACGTAATATTATTTACTCGTTATACTTTAACTTCTGCTCACGTTTCAATTATACCTGAGTTTATTGATAAAATAGAAACAGCCAATTTAAGCCACGATTTTTATATTACTAAAGATGAAATAGTAAATTTAAAAACAGGCTCTAAAATCTTATTTAAAGGTATTAAAACAAGTAGCGGTACACAAACAGCTAACTTAAAATCTTTGGCAGGTGTTACTACTTGGGTATTAGATGAAGCAGAAGAGTTAAATGATGAAGATACTTTTGACAAAATAGACTTTTCAATACGTGCCAAAGGAATACAAAACAGAGTTATATTAGTACTTAACCCTGCAACAAAAGAGCATTTTATTTATAAACGTTTCTACGAAAGTAAAGGAGTTGCAGATGGTAGTAATTTAATTAAAGGAGATACTACATACATACATACTACATACGAGGATAATTATAAAAACCTTTCACAATCTTTTATACTTCAAGTTGAAGATATGAAAGTAAGACGACCTCAAAAATACAAGCATCAAATATTAGGTGGATGGTTAGACAAAGCAGAGGGAGTTGTATTTACTAATTGGCAGTTTGGTACGTTTAACCCAAACAATTTACCTACTTCATTTGGTTTAGACTTTGGTTTTAGTATTGACCCTGATACATTAATTGAAGTTGCAATAGATAAAGACCATAAAAAGATTTACGTTAAAGAGCATTTGTATCAGAATGGTTTACGTATGGAAGAATTAGCAAAGATATGTACAGACAAAGCAACCAATAAATTAATAATAGCTGATAGTGCAGAGAATAGGTTAATAGTAGATTTAAGGCACAAAGGTTTAAACATAGAGCCAATTAAAAAAGGTACTATTGAAAGCGGTATTACTATGATGTTAGACTATGATATTATAGTTGATAATGACAGCAGCAACATAGCAAAGGAATTAAACAATTACGCATACTTAAACAAAGGCAGTAAATTATACATAGATGATTTTAATCACGCTATTGATGCAATACGTTACAACGTTACATTTCATTTAGATAACCCAAATAAAGGTTCTTATTATGTCTACTAATCAACCTACATACGGTGAAATGATTTATATGGTAGAAGTACACATATTAAAAAAGACAGGTAAACAAGTTACTATTAACTTACCACGTAACGTAGGTGAAATAAAAAAATTAATACACGCATACAAATTAGCAACTAATCAAATATAGTTGCTTTTTATTTTATACAAAAAACTAACTTTAATGTTTTTAAATAAACGCATATGAAAATAGATATTAATATTCCAGAAACGCTAAACGAAATTACGTTAAACCAATACCAAAAGTTTGAAAAATTGGTTAAAGATAACGATGCGAGTGAATTTGTTAATCAAAAAACTATAGAGATTTTTTGTGATATACAATTAAAAGAAGTAGCACGTATTAGATTAGCTGATACAGAAGAATTATTAAATCATTTAAATAATTTGTTAAGTCAAAAACCTAAACTAATACCTACTTTTAAAATGGGTACAGTTGAATTTGGTTTTATTCCAAAGTTAGAAGATATGACTTCTGGCGAGTACATAGATTTAGAAGCTTATTTATCTGATACACAAACGCTTCATAAAGCAATGGCTATTTTATATAGACCAATTACAAGCAAAGTAAAAGGTATGTATACTATTGAGGAATATGAAAGCTCTGAAAAATATAGCGAGTATTTAAAGTATATGCCTTTAGATGTTGTATTAGGTTGTATGCTTTTTTTTTCGACTTTGCACAACGATTGCGTGAAAGGTTTGATGGATTATATACAGAACGAAGTGGAACACTCGGAAATAGCGAAGCAAATTTTGGAAAAAAATGGGGTTGGTATCAATCACTGTATGCAGCAAGTCAGGGCGATATACTCAGATTTAACGCTGTAACTAAATTACCAATAACACAATTAATGACTTGGTTAGTGTTTGAAAAAGAAAAAACAGAAATAGAAATAAAAAATTTAAAACGTAATGGTATATAGTATTATAAATAAAATTAAAGAAGCTTTATTAGATGAACCATTTGTAAACACAGTTACAGAGGGTGATATATTTAGCGTAGATTTAGCAAAGCGTACATTATTCCCTTTGTCACATATAATGATTAACAATGCAACGCATCAAGGTAATGTAATTCAATTTAATATTACAATACTTTTAATGGATATACTTAACCAAAAAGATGAAAGTAATAAAGTAGATGTTTGGAATACACAAATGGCTTTAGGTGTACGCGTAATGGATAGGTTAAATCGTGGTGATTTAAGAAGTGATTTTTGGGAATTAACAGGTAGTCCAAACTTTGAACCATTTACAGAAAGATTTGAAAACGATTTGGCAGGTTGGGCTTTAACATTTGATGTATTAGTTAGAAATGAAATGACTATATGCTAGATAATAAGAATACATATAATTATCTTAATTCGTTTGCTAAATACGTTATACAACAATCTCGTAGCAATCTTACTAACAAAGGTAAGAATGTAGATAAAAAGTTATACAATAGTTTAGATAGTGAAATTGAAGTAGGTGCTAATAGTTTTCGTTTAGCGTTTTTAATGGAAAATTACGGTGAGTTTCAGGATAAAGGAGTTAGCGGAACTAAAAGAAAATACAATACGCCATTTAGTTATAAAAGTAAACGCCCACCATTAAAGCCTATTTTAGATTGGGTTACAAAACGTAGGTTTCAATTTAAGAATAAAGAGAACGGAAAGTTTATGAGTTATAAAAGTACTGCTTATTTAGTTGCAGGTGGTATTTTAAAGAATGGTATTAAACCAAGTTTATTTTTTACTAAACCATTTGAAAAAGCATTTGAACGTTTGCCAGATGAATTAGTTGAAGCGTATGGTTTGGATGTTGAACAATTTTTACAATATACATTAAACAAAAAATAATGAAAAAGATATTTATTAAAAGTCCGTATTTTATACAGGTAAATGAAACTAACCAATTAGGTAGCAAAGTAGAATTATATTTATATAGTAAAAGTGATGGTGTGCCAATTATTCCTACTTATACTTTAAGTAAAAAAATAGCAAGTCCTACACAAACTGAAAATACTTATAATATTGCTAACTACGCTAAAGAGTTTATTAAACCTATTAAAACTTATACAACTACTGTACCTGTAGAAGAGGATGAGCAAACTTGGTGCTATTGTGTAGTAAAGAGATATACGGAATTAACTTTAAATACTTATACTTTATTATCTACTGAAACTTTTGTTTGTTTAAATGGATATACAGATTACTCAGGTGGGTACAATAATTCAGAAACTATAGAAGTTTTGCCTTTGTTTAATACAGATATAAAAAAGTATGTAAAAGATTATAGTACTAGTTATGTAAATGTATTTTTTGAAGATGGTAATTATGATGTAGATAATGGTACAACTGTAGAGACTTTTAATGTAGCAGAAGCATCTATATACAGAATATTGATATCTAGTGAAGAGGTTTTAATAAGTCAGGATGGAGTAGGGCAATTATATGTAATTAAAGCAGAGCAATTATGTGAGCCTAAATATACGCCTTTAACTTGTACGTTTATTAATCGTTTTGGAGGTTGGGAATTTCTTACATTCTTTAAAGCTAATACACAATCAATAGAAACAAATAATAAAGATTTCAACTTATTACCAAGCAGCGTAAATTATAACGTTTATCAAGGGCAGAAAAGAACGTTTAACCAACAAGGTAAACAAAAAATAAAATGCAATACAGGTTGGGTAGATGAAAACTATTTTGATTTAATACAAGATTTATTATTGAGTGAAGTTGTACTATTGGATAACAAACCTGTAGTAGTAAAATCGCAAAGCTCAGATTATAAAACGCATTTAAAAGATAGAAATATAAATTACGAAATAGAATTTGAATTTAATTATGGTTTAATAAATGATGTAATTTAATGGAAGTTGCTTTATACATATACACTAAAAAAACTATTGACGAGTCAGTAGATTTAGTTGTAAACAAATTTAAAGATAGAGTAATTGCTGATGGTGGTACTTTTGAAGCTGATAGCTGTTTAGTATCTCAAATTAATTCTTTAGGTGGTGTTTACGGTGTTGCTTTAAATACTATTAGTGATTTTGCTAAAAGAGTGCAAATAGATGGTGGTACTTTTGAAGCAGAAAATTGTTTATTAAATATAATTAATTCACTTGGTGGAGTAGCACCTACACCAACTGAAATAGATGTTGCAAGGCGTATTGAGTTATTCGATGATGAAAAAATTTCTGTCAATTCTTCCATACAAAATGTGAATGATATAAGTAAGGTATTTACCGATTATTCAAATTCCTTCACTATTCCGGCAAGTGATAACAATAACGAAATATTTAGACATTGGTACGAAAATGCTTTAGATAATGGTTTTGACCAAAGGCAACGCTATGCAGGTTATATTGAAATAGATACGCAAGTATTTAGAATTGGTAAATGGCAGTTAGAAAGTGCTACTATAAAAAATAATCGTGTAGAAGATTATAAAATTACTTTTTATGGTGTTCTAAAATCTTTAACTGATAAATTTGGTGAAGATAAATTAAAAGATATTGCAGAGTTAAACGATTATACTATTGATTATTCAGGAGATACTGTAAAAGATACAATTTCTACTACTTCCGATAGTAATATATTATTCCCTTTACTTAGTTCTAAAAATGTTTGGCAATATGGTGGGGGTGGTGCAATTACAACAAATTGGGATATATCAAATTCAGCTACACCTATAACTTATACAGATTTAGCACCTGCTTTAAAAATAGCACGAGTGTTTGATGCTATTGCTTCAAAATATGATATAACTTTTAATGGTAACTTTTTAACTCAAAGCAGATTTACAAAGGCTTATTTATGGCTTAAAAATAAAGAAGCGTTTAGCCCATTAGGACAAAAAAAACTAATTGAGTTTACAAGCATTACTAATAATGATAATAATTTAACTATTAATAGTGATAATTACGTTTTAGATATTAATGATTTTAACAATCCAGGTAATAATGCTTCGTTTTTTAATGGTGGTGCTGTATCTTTAACGCTTTCAACTTCTACAAATTGGCAAGTAACTATTTTTAAAGATGATGTACAATTATACGTACAAAGTGGTACAGGTACAAATGTTTACGTAGGTGTTGGTGATATAAATGGAACTTTTAAATTCTATTTAAGTACTTCACAGTCTTGTACTTATACAGGTACAATTTCAGCAAGTACTACAGAATATGATTACGTAAATAATAGCTCAACAACTAATACTTCATCAGCAACTGTAGTAGGTGGCTCAGTAACTTCTAATTTAGATTTGCCAAGTTTTATGCCAGATATGAAAGTTACAGATTTCTTTAGTGGTGTATTAAAAATGTTTAACCTTACTGCGTTTAGTTATGATGAAACTACATACACTTTAGAGCAGTTAGAAAATTGGTATTATCAAGGTAAAATAAAAGATTATTCAGAACATTGTATAACTGATTTTGATTATGAAAGGATAAAACCATATAAGAAAGTTAATTTTAATTACGAGAAAAGTGAAAGTATTTTAAATAAAAGTTATTCAGATGCTTACCAAAAAGAGTACGGTGATTTAAGTTATCCTTTTAATACAGATGGTGCAGATTATAGTGTAAAATTACCTTTTGAAAATATTATATTTAACAAATTTACAGGTACTAATTTACAAGTAGGCTATGCTATTAAAACTGATTTAACACCTTACGTACCTAAACCAATTATTTTATATCAATATGAAAATGCAGTTTGTGATTTTTATTTTAATGATGGTACTACTACAAACAACATAACAAATTATAATGTTATGGGGCAAGATGTAAGTTATCAAACACAAATGCATACGTTAAATTTTGGGGTAGAGTTTAGTTCTTATACATTAAATACGGTTAGTAATACTTTGTTTAAAGATTACTATTTTGATTACTTAAACAACCTTTATAATCTTAAATCGAGAATGGTTAAGGTTACAATGCGTTTACCTTATTCTGAGCTATTAGCGTTGCGTTTAAACGATAGAATTGTAATACGTGACAAAAGGTATATTATAAATTCTTTTACAACGGATTTAGATACGTTTGAAAGTAAGTTTGAATTGATACAAGATTTTAGAATTATAACATTTAATAATTCATTTATTTTTGAAATTGATAATATAGGTAGATTTTTTAGAGTAAATACAGTAAGTAGTGAACCTTTAACGTGGACTATTTTAAATGACCCTGATAGTGCAATTAAAACAATTACAAACGGGTTAGATTATGTAGAATTAGATATTAATGAAAACACATCAGGAAAAGAATTAATATATAGTGTACAAAGTAATAATAACGATATAATAGTAATAAAACAAAATGCTTAAACTTATAATTCAAATGCTTGAGTTTCAAAAAATTGGGACAAGCGAAGCGGTAGATATCGCAAAAGGAAAATACAAAGTACCAAACAATTTTAAAGAACTTAAACAAGCAATAAAATGGCAATCAAAAAGACAATAGAAATTGATTTAAATAGCAATGCTGCAAGTGAAATAAATAATATTACTACTTCTATTGAGGGTGCAGATAAAGCCACGCAATCTTTAAAAAGTCAATTAAGACAAGCTCAATCCGATGTAGCAGAGTTATCCGATAAATTCGGTGCTACTTCTAAAGAAGCTATTGAAGCAGCTAAAAGAGCAGGGGAATTAAAAGATGCTATAGGTGATGCAAAATCTTTAACAGATGCGTTTAACCCTGATGCTAAATTTAGTGCTTTAAGTGGTTCGTTAGCAGGTGTGGCAAGTGGGTTTAGTGCTGTAGAGGGTGGTTTAGCTTTAACAGGTGTAGAAAGCGAAAAACTACAGGAAACAATGGTAAGGCTTCAGGCTGCTATGGCACTTTCGCAAGGCTTACAAGGTTTAGGTGAAAGTATTGATAGCTTCAAACAAATGGGGGCAGTTGCTAAAAATGCTTTATCTGGTATTAGAACAGGAATAGCTGCTACAGGAATTGGTGTTTTATTAATTGCTTTGGGTGCTGTTGTTGCTTATTGGGATGATATTAAAAGTGCTGTTAATGGTGTAAGTAGTGAACAGGAAAACTTAAACAAATTAGCTCAAACTAATTTAGATGCAGAGCAGAGTAAACTCGACACAATAGGTAGTCAAGATAACGTTTTAAAATTACAAGGTAAAAGTGAAAAGGATATTTTAAAACTTAAAATCGCTCAGACAGACCAAGTAATTAAAGCAACTGAAAACCAAATTGTACAAAATGATATAACTGCAAAGGCACAAATTGAAGCAGCAGAAAGAAACAAAACTATTTTAAAAGGTATTTTAGAGTTTTTAAGTATTCCGTTTCAAACCGTATTAAAAACTATTGATAGTATTGGTGCTGCAGTAGGTGAAGATTTCGGTTTATCAAAAGGTTTTAGTAAACTATTAGACAAAGGTGCGAGTTTAATTTTTGACCCTGTAGCAGAAAAAGCAGCAGCAGAAGAAACAAGAAAAGCAAGTTTAAAAAGTCTTGAAAAACTTAAAAACGATAAAGCAGGTTTTCAAAATTCTATAAACGCAATAGACAAACAAGCGAGTACTGACGCAGCAAGTAAAAGAAAAGAAGCAAATGATGCAGCTATTAAATCCGAGCAAGAAAAAGCAGATGCTTTAGAACGTATTAGACAAGGCGAAATAGATACACAAGCAGAACGCAGAGCAGAGGAAATATACCAAGTACAACAACAATATAAACAATTAATTGCTGAAGCTGAAAAGTTTGGGCAAGATACAACTGCTTTAAAAGATGCACAGCGTACAAAAGAAAAAGAATTAGCGGATAAGTTTGCTGCAGAAGATGCTGAAAAGAAATTAGCAGCAGATGAAAAAGCAAAAGCAGAAGCACAAAAGAAATTAGATGACGAAAAAGTAATTGCTGATAAAAAAATTGAAATAGAAAAAACTTTAGCAGAAAGTAAAAAAGCTATTCAAGATGCTTCATTTGCTGTAGCTGAAAGTGGTATATCTTTAATAAAAGGATTGTTTGAAAAAAATAAAGGTGTGCAAAAAGCAGCTATGTTAGCAGAAAGTGCTTTAGGTATTGCTAAAATTATTGTTAATACTCAAACCGCTAACGCTGTGGCTATGGCTTCTCCTATAAATGCTGTAGACCCAAGTTATGGTATTCGCTCAAGAATTATAAATACTGTTAGTGCAGGTATTGGTATTGCAGCAAATATAGCAGCAACTGCAAAAGGTTTAGCTGCTTTAGGTGGTGGTGGTGCTGCAAGTGGTGGTAATGTTAGTGCAGGTGGTGGTGCTGCTGCTCCTGCTCCACAATTTAACGTAGTAGGCAATAGTGGTATTAACCAAGTTGCACAAACATTAGGAAGCCAACAACCTATTCAAGCGTTTGTAGTTGCTAACCAAGTTACTACTCAACAAAGTATGGATAGAAATATAATTAATAACGCAAGTTTAGGATAAAAAATAACAAAATATAATAATTAATGTTTTTAAATAAAAATAATATGAATCTAATAGAATTAATAATAGACGATAAAGATGAGTTAAGTGGTGTAGATGCTATTAGCGTAGTTGCTACTCCTGCTATCGAGTCTAATTTCGTAGCGTTAAAATCTGAAGAAATTAAACTTGCTCAAGTAGATACAGAGAAACGTATTTTAATGGGTGCTGTTTTAATTCCAGAAAAGCCAATTTATAGAAGAAATGGCGAAGATGAATATTACATTTATTTTTCAAAAGATACTGTAAACAAAGCAAGTCAGTTATTCTTTAAAAATGGTAATCAAAATAATTGGACATTAGAACACGGTAAAGAAATTAAAGGTTTAACCGTAGTTGAAAGTTGGATAGTTGAAAATACTGAAAAAGATAAATCAGCCATTTATAATTTAAGTGTGCCTGTAGGTACTTGGATGGCTTCAGTTAAAGTTGAAGATGATAGCGTTTGGAACGACTATGTTAAAACAGGTAAAGTAAAAGGTTTTTCATTAGAGGGTTATTTTGCAGATAAGTTAGAAGAAAAAAAGCAGTTAAGTAAACAACAAAATGAAGATGAAATTTTAATTGAAAAAATAAAACAATTACTAAAATGAGTAGATTATTAACAAGAGGGGGCGGAATAGAAAGCCCTAAAAACACATTTACAATAACAGCAAGTAAAGAGCAAGAATTAGCAACAGGTTTAGACAATGTTGTTATAGGTTTAAACACAGATGGTAGTTTTACTGCTGATTTGATTTTTAATTTTGTAGGTAGTGCAAGTGCGTCTGATTTTCCAAATAATACAGAATGGGTTAAATTTTGTGGCGATTACATAGAATTAACAAGTAACTTAACACCATCAGTAGGAAATAAAATATTAGATGTTTTATTTTTTGAAGATGCTGAGCAGTTTGATGCATTTGCAAGCCAACTAAGAACAGATTTTAGTATGGAATTAAAACTTAAATAATAGAAAAACCAAAGCTATACACAGAAGCAGAGGTTCAACAATTACTAAAAGATATATTAACACAAATTTAAATTAAAATGTCAGGAAAAACAAAAAGTAAAACGAGTCCAGTAAATGGCAAAAAAGGTTGTTTGTGTGATGATAACACATATAGCAAAGAATGTTGTAATGGTGATTTACAAAACCAAGCTATTGGTTCAACTACAGGAGTAGATAATGTAAACGTTACAGAAAATAACGGAGTAAGAGTAATAACAAGAGTAAACGGATAAACAATGACACCACAAGAAAAAAACGTATTTGGTAAATTATTTACTAAAACAGAATTAGGTAAACACGAAATAGATTTATCTTCTATTAAAATTTTAGAAGATGATGCAGTTAGGATGCAAAAAGGTTTAGATAAATTAAAATCATTACGCATTGAAATGAAAAAAACTTATTTAGATGCTATTGATGGTGCTAATACTAATTGGGGAACATTTAAACAAAAGGCAAAAGAATTAGGTTTAAATCCAGATGATTTTCCATTAGTAAAAAGTTTTACAGACAGACAAAGAAATTTAGATGATGCTTATTATTCAGCAAATAAATAAAACTAAAGCACCTTAATTGGTGCTTTTT